CGCTGCCATGTTTGCTTCTTCTGATGTTACATCTGCTCCTGGCTGTATAGTTGGAACTTCTGGGACTTTAACTTTTACAGAATCAGGAGCGGGGGGTTCAACTGCTGCTGTAAATGATGCATTAAAAGCAATTCAAACAATTGCAGATGATCATGGTCTTGACGGGAATCTTTCTTTTGTAAACAACTGGTCATTATATTCTCTATTAAAAACAGGTGCTCAAGTTGCATCCGTATATCCTGCTTATGTTGATGATAGATTAGCGGGCTATCCTGGATATTTCTCAAGTGCTCCGACTACTGTTGCAGGAGTTTCAGGAGATGGAATGTTTGGAGATTTTTCAAGAGTTTATATGGCTCAATTCGGACCTTCAAATATTACAGTAGACCCATTTTCAAGAGCTGTAAATGGAGAGGTGAGATTAATCATGAACAACTATTTTGATTGGGGAGTTGCTTCTGGTGCGTCTTTTGTTAAATATACAACTACATTCTAATCATAGTATAATAATAATTTTTAAAAGGGCTGGTTTAAAAGCCAGTCCTTTTTTTTAAAACCAATTTAAAATGTATAGAAGTTTAAAAGTAAATACAGCGGCAACAACTCCAGTTTTTACAACAGCTCAAGCAAAGGAGTTTCTCAAGGTTGATGTAAGTACAGATGATACTTTAATAGATAATTTAGTATCTGCGGCAACTGAGTCTTGTCAAATATATACTAATCAATATTTTATTAATACTATTGTAACTCAATACAGTGATAATTGGAATGGATTTTATACATTATATAAAAGCCCTGTCGCAAGCATAACTCATGTGAAATATTATGATTCTAACGACTCCCAACAAACCTTATCGGCTTCAAATTATATTTTAGATAATTCATCTGAGCCTGCAAGAATTGGAATTGCTGTTGATGGAAGTTTACCATCTTTATCATCAAGAATAAACGCTGTTGAGGTAAAATATACAGTAGGTCATGGAACTGCATCAACAGATGTTCCAGAGGGAATAAGAACCGCTATTATTTTAACCGTTGGTAATTGGTACGAAAACAGACAAACAGTCATAACAGGAAGAACAGCAACTGAACTTCCTTTGTCAAGTCAATATTTATTAGACCAATATAAAATTCAAGTATGTTAAGCATTGGACAACTTGATAGAAGAATTACAATTCAATCTCCAACTTATACAACAGACAGTTATGGAGAGCAAACAAAAGTTTATGCAACTGAGTACACTTTATGGGCTCATGTTGATTGGAAAGCAAGTAGAAGAAAAGAAGAATCGCAAGAACAAGTTCAAGGAACGGATGTTGTTTTTTATATTCGTAATTTAAGAGTTACTATATTAGGAACATATAGAATAAAATATGATTCAAAAACTTACATAATACATGGGATTAAAGAAATAGATGGGAGAGATAAATTTTTAGAAATAGAAACAAAATTAAAAGATAATAAATAATGGCGGATGGTGTTTCAGTACAAGCTCAAGGATTAAAAGAAATTGGACAAATGTTTGATGGACTTCCAAAAAGAGTCAATAAAGATTTGGTTTGGGGAAGGTTTTGGAAAAAAGTTACTGTTCCAATGTTAAAAGCTGCACAGGCAAACGCTCCGTTATTAGATCCTGGATCAACTGGAAGAGTTGGAGTTTCATATCCTCCAGACAAAAGTCAAACAATTGCTAGAGGTACATTAAAAAAGTCAATCCAGTTTTATAGAACAAGAGCTTCAAAACAAAAAGATGTTCATGGAGCATATATTGGGCCAAGAGTAAAAGGAAAATTCAAGAAAAACAAAGGAGGTTATTATGGAGCTTGGGTTGAGTACGGACATAGAACAAGAGGAGGAGGAATGTCAAAAGCTTTTCCTTTTATGGCAAAAGCATTTAGTCAAACCAGTGGAGTTGTTTTAAAAAATGGATTTACTGATGCTCAGAAAATATTTTTAAAGGCAGTTGCTGCTGATGAAAGAAGAATGAAAAAATGGGGAAAATTCGCATACTAAAATGGATGTAGGAAAAGCAATATATAATATTTTAAGTGATAACATTGCAGTTAGTTCAATGGTGGAAACAAGGATTGCTCCAAATGTAATGAAGCAAACCTCAGCATTTCCTTTCATTGTTTATGATGTAAGTTCAGACACACCTGAGGGGCAAAAAGATTCTGTTGCTTTATTAGATACTGCTAACATAATGGTTTCTGCATATTGTAAAACTTATTCAGAAGCCTCAAAACTTGCAAACTATATAAGAACGGCTTTGGATAGAGTAAACGGAGTTTATAACGCTGTAAATATTCAAGCAATTGATTTTGATGGTTATGATGATGTTTTTGATGACATGAGCGGTTCGGATGGAATTTATAGAAAGTCATTAAATTTTAATATTAGAGTAATAAATTCTTTCAATAATATATATTCTACTAATTTTGATGGAGTTGATGATTATGTTTCTTTGGGAGTTTCTGGACTAAGTGCAATGAAAAACACAGGATCAATTTCTGCTTGGTTTAAATTGGAAACAATTTCAGCCTCAGGAAATATACTTCAAGCAAGAGTTGATGCAAATAATAGAATATTTATTTATTATAATGCTGGAGATAATGAATTAGTTGCGACTTATAAAGCTGGAGGAACAGCTAATTCTGCATTAACATCAGATGTTGTTGAAAATGATGGATTGTGGCACCATGTGTGTTCAACTTGGAACAGCTCAGGCGATATAAAAATTTATTTAGATGGAACTTTAAAAGCTACAACAGCAATTTCAGGAACATTTACAGGAAGTTTTGCTACTGCTGCAATTGGTAGTAATGCGGGGGGAGGTGGTTTTTGGATAGGAAATATTGATGAAGTTATTTTATTTAATAAAGAATTAGATTCAACAGAAGTTTCAAACCTTTACAATGATGGATTGCCATTTAATCCGCAACCTGTTTCAAATGTTATTGGAAATTGGAGAATGGGTGATGGAACTTTAACAGGAAATCCAATTGCAACTTATCCAACAATAGTTGATGAAACAGGAAACAATAACGGTACAATGACTAACATGACATCAACAGATTTTGAGGCTGATGTTCCAGAATAAAGACATGGAAAAAAAGTATGTTATAATAGAAAAAAGTTATGTTGATTCAATTGATTTTCAGCATGTAATTGAAACATCAGAATCAACTTTAAGATATAATTTAGACGGAACTAAAACAATAATTAAATTTATTGGAGAAGTGCCAGATTTTTTAGATGGGGATAAAATTTATTCTCATGGTGAAATAATAGAAATAATCAACAATCCAGATAATGGTTGGATTGAACAAAATTAAAAGAAATGAAATTTGAATTAAAAAGAAAATATGTTGTAAACGAACATAAAACTTTAAAAGCTGGACAAGTTATAGATGTAACTCAGGAAAAATATGCTTGGCTTGAGGAAAATGGATATGGAGAGCCTGAAAAGATAAAAGTAAAAAAAGAAACGAAAACAAAAAAAGACGCTTCAGATGAGAAGCAAGATAATTAATTATAAATTTATAAAATAAAAAAAAATGGCAAACGGACAATTAAATGGAACAGATTTAAGCGTTTATATTGGCGGAACTTTAGTTGCTTACAGTACAAGTGCAACAATCAATATAAACCATTCAACTCGTTCAACAAGCTCAAAGGAGTCTGGTGGATGGGAAGATAACATGGAAGGAATGAGAAACTGGGATGTTTCTTGTGATGCATTATATGCATGGTTAGATCCAGCAGGGAGTGCAATAACAAATGACACTTTGAGCGACATCTTTACTACTTATTTAACTACAAGAGCAAGTTTTACTTTAACTTTTGGAACTACTGGAAGCACAACTGGAGATACTAAATACACTGGAACAGCTTGGTGTACTTCAGCAAGTCTTTCAGCTCCTTTAGAAGATACGAGTACCTTTTCAGTTTCTTTTCAAGGATCAGGAGAATTGACACAAACTATTGCTGCTTAGTAGTTTATGAATTAGAGCCAGCCCTTGCGTTTTCTTTTCTGAGTGCGGGGGTTGGTTTCTTTTAATATCAGAAAAGACAAAACACAGAAAAAATGAAATATGAAATTTTAGAAATTGGAGAACATAAAATGGCAGTACGCTTTGGATTCAACGCATTAAGAAAATACAGTTTAAAAACAGGAGCAACAATGAATGATTTAAATAAATTAGCTTCTGGAGAATTAACCTTTAATCATGCTTTTTGTTTAATATATTGTGGCATTGAAGATGGGCATAGGGCAGCAAAACAACCATTTACGCTTAGTTTAGATGAAATAACAGATATGTTTGATGGAAACATGGGGGCAATGGAGGAAGCTTTTAAAATTCTAGCAAGAGCAATGGGAGATGGAAATGAAAAAAAGTCAAAGGCCAAGAGAGTAAAGAAGAAGAGCTAACTTGGCCAAAAATGGAGAAAATTGCATTCGGACAATTAGGAATGAATGTTGATGATTTTTATAATATGCTGCCAAGAGAGTTCTGGAATAAAGTTGAAGGATTTTATGAGTTGGAAAACATGAGGCAAAAAAGCGACTGGGAGAGAACGAGATGGAGTACCTGTTTATTGTTAAATATTCAGCTGGCAAAAGGTAAAAGTTTAAAGCCAACAGACCTTATAAAGTTTGAATGGGAAAAAGATGAGAAGAAAATAGATTTTGAAGATTTGAAAAATAAAGCAGAATTATATAAAAAAAAGATAGAACATGGCAAGTAAAGCAATAGGATTTTTAAATTTTAAATTCTCAGCAGATTTAACTTCTTTTGAAAGAGCAATGAAAAAGGCTCAAAAGAAGCTTAAAAAGTTTGGAAGTAATTTAAAAAAGACTGGGAAAAATATGACAATGGGATTAACTGCTCCTATTGTCGGACTTGGAGTTGCTTCTTTAAAAACTTTTGCAGATTTTGAACAGGGAATGCTTAAAGTAAAGGCAATTTCTGGAGCGACTGATAGTCAATTTAAAGCTTTAACAGATTCTGCAAAAAAACTTGGTTCTACAACAATGTTTACGGCTTCTCAAGTTGCAGAACTTCAACTTAATTTATCAAAACTTGGGTTTGATCCTCAATCAATTTTAGATTCCAGTCAAGCAATACTTAATTTAGCTCAAGCAACAGATTCTGATTTAGCTCAAGCGGCAACAGTAGCGGCTTCAACAATGAATGCTTTTGGATTGGAGGCAAAAGATATGACAATGATCTCTGATGTTATGGCTGATGCATTTAGTTCATCCGCTCTTGATTTAGAAAAATTTCAAACTGCCATGGCTTCTGTTGCTCCAGTAGCAAGAGAAGCTGGTCAAGATATTCAAGGAACATCTGCAATTTTGGGAGTTTTAGTAAATAATGGAGTTGAAGCTTCAACAGCTGGAACAGCCTTAAGAAATATATTTTTAGACTTAGCTGCCAATGGAATGACTTGGTCGGAAGCTATGGACCAAATAAATAATGCATCCGTTCCTTTAAATGCTGCAATGGATTTATTTGGTAAAAGAGGGGCAAATGTTGCGACAATTATAGGAAAAAATGGAACTGAAATCCAAAACCTAACAGCTGATTTTAATGATTCGGCTGGAGAAGCAAAAGGCATGGCTGATATTATGGATTCTGGAGTTGGTGGGGCGTTTAGAAAATTAAAATCTCAACTTGAAGGAGCGGGGATTGAACTTGGAGAAAAATTAGTTCCTATATTTACTAAATTTGGAGAAAAACTCAAAGAATTAATAAAATGGTTTACTGATTTATCTCCTCAACAGCAAGAGAACATTGTAAAATGGGCTGCTATTGTTGCGGCACTTGGGCCAGTGCTTTGGATTTTAGGGCAATTGATTATTGTGATTGGCGGCATTAGCAAAGCTTTAATGTTTTTAGCAGCTAATCCAGTCGTTTTAATTATTGGAGCAATAGTTGCTTTGGGGATTGCAATCTATAAAGTTATGACTGGAACATCTAAATTTGCAGTAACGGTTAGAAACGCCTTTAAAAGCATGGTGAATGGAATAATCTGGATTTTAAATAAAATGATTGGAGCTTTTAATTATGTTTCTAAAAAACTTGGAGGGCCAACAATTTCAAAAATCAAAGAACTAAAAAAAGAAACTTATAAAGCTAAGGATAGTGTTGAGGAGATGGGAGATGCCGCTGAAAAAACGGGGGAGCAAATCGTGGAAACAACAGAAAAAATTTCCGCTTATAACGAAATTCAAGGAGAAGCCGAGAAATCAACACAAAAGGAGGCTGCGGAAGTGGCTGCTTTAACTTATGTTTTGAAAGATGAAGATGCAACAAGACAGCAACAAATTGATTCATTGAAAAAACTTAAGGAAATATCTCCTAAATATTTTGGAGATGTTAGGATTGGAGTTAGTACAGTGGAAGATATTACAAGAGCAACCGAGAACTACACAAAAGCATTATTAGAACAAGCAAAAATTGAGGCTGTAAAAGGAAAAATTGCTCCGTTATTGGCTGAGTTAGTTGAGCTAGAGATTGCTTCAAAAAAGATGAAAGAAAACAATAAAGCTATTCAAAAAGAGTTTGATGAATCGGATAGTATATGGGATTTTGCAAAAGACCAAGCAGACAAAGGAGAAGGCGTTTTAGAGAAAACTGTAGCTGTTTTCAGTGGATTTACAAGACAAATTGCTGGAAGACAGTTTGATCTTTCTCTTGGGCCTATAAACATACAACCATTTGAGATTGATGTATTAGGAGGACAAAAAGCGACTATACAAAAACAGATTGATGAATATACTGAATTAATACAAGGAATGGATTTGTCTGGTATTATAACAACTCAGCCAAAAGGGAAAGGGGGTGGAAAGACAAAAACATCTCCATTTGAAATTGACATTGCTGCATTAGAAAAAAATCATCAATTAGCTTTAAATAAATTAAAAGAAACTCAATTAATTGAACAAAAGTCTGATGATGATTTTAATAAAATTCTTGAATCGGAGGAATCTAAGCATCTGAACAATATGTGGAATCTATATAATAAGTATGGAAAAGATGTTACAGATTTAGATGGGGAAATTTTAGATAAGTTATTGTCAAATCAAGAAAAGCTTTCTGAAGATCCTTTTGCAAATTATAGAAATTCTCTTGGAAAATTAGGAGAAACAATTGCTGAGTTTACTGGTACTGAATTATCTGAACTTGAAGTTGGATTGGCGGAAATTGTTCAATCTTTAGGAGATGAACTTGCTCAAGGAGCAGAAGATTTTGAAACTTATGGAAAAAATGTTTTGGGAGTATTAAAAGATATAATTGGAGGATTAATTTCTGCAGGGGTTGCGGCGGCTGTTTCTAAGGCTTTAAAAGATAGTGCCTTTTTACCAGTTTGGGCTATTCCAGTTATTGCAGGAGCGGCGGCAGGATTAGCCAAGACAGCATTTAATACTTTAATTCCAGAATTTGCCGAGGGTGGTATTGTTACAGGACCAACAACAGCTCTTATTGGAGAGGGTTCTGGAACTTCAATGGCGAATCCAGAGGTTGTGGCTCCTCTTGATAAATTAAAACAATATATGGGAGGCGGCCAAAATGTAACAGTAACTGGAAGATTAGTTGGAAATGATATTTATCTTTCAAATGAGAGAACAAAATTTAACAGAAATAGAACAGTGTAATGGCAAGAGATCCTTATGACTTAAACGAATACGCAACATCAACAATAGAAAGTTCTAATGGAACTACTTATACAGCAACGGTTTGGTGGACATCATCAGGAGCGGGTAATGAATGGACCTTAGGACCAAGCGGGGCAGAGATAAATTATGAAAGTGAAACTGTTGATGATAAAAATTCCCCAATACTTACATCAAGTTTAAGTTTTCCTATTATGGTTGAAAATCTTACAATGCAAAATTGGATTAATGCAATAAGAACTGGTTATCAAGAAAGAGATGTTTGGATTACAATTAGAATTGGAGTTAGCGGTTCGTATATTTGGAGTGGATATGTGCTAATGGATATGGAAACAAGAGAAGATGTTTCTTTCCCTTATGAAACTACTTTAACAGCAATTGATGGATTAGCAACATTAAAAGAAATTCCTTTTTTGAGAGAAACATCAACAGAACCAACTCCAGCAACTCCAACTTATCCTTATGTTAGGGAAGATACTTGGGATAATGGAGGATTCCAGAGGTTTATTGGAAACTCAAGTTCTTGGATGAAAATATTATTAGATAATGTTGGACAATTATTGGCAACGGATGATACAGCACATCCATCTGGAGAACTTGAAAATTACACTATTCAGACGGCTTTTAATTGGTGGAATGAAGAGATGACTCCTGCGGCGGGAACAGATCCTTTAGCAAATATGAAATTATCAATGAGGCCTTTTTATTCTCAAGATGAAAACGGATATATGGATGTTCCAAATTGTTATGATGTTTTAAAAGATATTTGCATAAATTTTGGAATGAGATTAGTTTATTGGAATAATACGTTCCATTTTATTCAAGTTAATGAATATAACACAGACGAAAGTGGAGCAGAACCTTATACAACTCCAATAAATATTCCAACCAGATCTTATTATTATACTGGAAGTTCTCAAATAGACAGAAATTATTTAGGAAACACAAATTATTCATTGTATAAAATGGTTTTTGAAAACGCAACAAATCCAGGCGCTGGACTGCAGAAATTAAGTGGAACAAATTATCAAGCTTTGCCAGCAATAAAGAAAACTACTGGAACTTATTTAGAAAATGCAGGAACAAATATTTTTAATGGTTTTCCATTATTCTTGACTCATAACACTGGCTCTATAACTCCAACAGCTTGGACAACAGATAACGCATACCATGAATTTTTACAGAATCCAAACTTGAACGGATTGGAACAAACAATGGAAATATCTAACGCCAAAGAATTAGAGGGTTTTGTTTGTAAGGTTTATTGTGATTTTAGTAATACTTCAACCAGAGCTATTAAAATGGAAACTCTTTGGACTATTAGAGCAAAGCCTGCTGCCTCAGCTTGGGGGGATGCTGATAATATGACCATGTACAAACATCAAGCGGCAACTTATGCAGAATTTAGATGGATGAGCATGGTTGGCGAATATCCATTATCTAATAATCAACAATATGCAAGAGAAAATATTTGGATTCCTGCCAATACAGGCGTTAACGCTCCAGTTACAATTGAGGTTTTTAACTCAACTACAAACAGTACAACCAACACAACTTCAAATTTAATTCCAACAGATTCAGCTTTTGAAGATGAATGGGATTTTCAATTTTATACATTTACAGGTTTTGATAATAATGCAGCAAATCCAATGAATGCACAAGGAGAAACATCTGAATATTCTCATGGAAGAATAACACAAATCTCATCTTCTGGGGGTTTGACTGGTTCTGGAGCAAGCATAGTTTTAAAGGAAGTCCCAACACATTATGCTTTTGATTATACAGATACTATTGATTTAAATTTAAATCCTCAATACATAAGTCAATTTATTCCTATATCTTCAGGAAGTTCAACATTTGGAATAGCATCAACGCAAACAATAACAACTCAAGATTCAACAGACACTTATGTTTACGATATTGGAGAGTTAAAATATGGAGATGGAACAGGAGCAAACACCAAAACAACAATCCAAGTTTATGATGGTTCTGCTTGGGTTTTTGTTGATCCTGCAGGAAAATGGGCTCAAGGAATTTATGTTTGGAATGGAGGAACAAGTCAATATGATTATTCAACTTTAACTTATGACCAGAAAATTATAAACTTATTAAGTAAAAATATATTATATAATCAAAGCGAATCAATTTTAACAATGAGTTCAAATTCTGCATTAGGTGAAACTGACAAAGATTATAGTGGTTCTTCAAAATTAAAATTTATGAATCCATTGGCAAAGCTTAATGATACTGATGGAAAAGAATATATTTTAATGAGAGGAAAATTTAATTTATCAATGGATGAATGGGAATTAAACATGGTGCAAATTAAATATGAAGTTCCATCAACAGTAACTTCAGGAACACGAATTGTAAGAAGCTCAGGATGATAACAAGAGTAAATAATATAACACAAATAAACAATGAATCCATATCAAACGGTTTTACTGTTGGACAATTAACTGCTGATTATGATGATTCAACAGCAATCACTTCAATTGCAGTAAGTGCCACAGCCATTGATTTAAAAGATGGAGATAAGTTTATTATTTCAGGAGTTGAATTTGCTGTTAGTGCAGACGCTGCGGCAACAGCCACAGCAATTAGTGTTAATTCAATAACTCCATCAACTCCATTATTAATTGGAGATAAAGTAAAAATAAGTAAAGAGAATCTTTTTGTTCAATACCAAAGAAAAACAGAGGGAACAATTGCTAGCATGCCAGTAGAAGCGAGAGATTTAGGTCCAATAAATTATACTGGTGGAGTTTATTCTATTATTGGGGTTGATCCAACTTATGTAAAAATACTTCCAAGAGATTTTCTGATTAATGAAGATGGAGGATATGAGGCTTTGGAATTTAAGGATGCTACAAATACAGGATTACAAGTTGGCGATGCTGCACAAGAAATGATTGCAACAGTCAATATTCCTTATGGAACAACAGCAACAGAGGTTTATGTTTGGGGCTCAGTTACAACAAAAGTTGTGGAAGCTTATGTTGGAAATGTAAACGCTAACGGAATTGGAAGTGCAATTGGAACAGGAACAACAAATGGAAGTGCTATTAGTATAACATCCACAGCTTCAACAGAAACAAATTATTTATTAATAATTGTAAAAGTAACTGCAACTTCCAATAGAGTATATGGGGGGAAAGTAACATTAACACAAAATTAAACACAAAAAATGAAAGACACGACTCAAGTAATACTTGCAAACGGGGGAGCTACAGCCTTGACAATGACTGAATGTAATCAAATACTTACAATGATTTCAATTAGTCTTGCTATTATCTTTACTATTTATAAATTTTATAAACTATCAAAGAAATAAACAACATAAAGTTAACAACTTTAAAGCAACTAATGTTTTATAATATTAATTTTTTTAATTTTACAAAATGAGATATTTTAATATAAAAGAGTTTCATTGCAATTGTTGCAATAAAGAAGAGATGAAAGAAGAGTTCCTTGAGTTCATTGATGAATTACGCTCAAAATGTTCATTCCCTTTTAGAGTTACTTCTGGATGGAGATGTGAAAACAAACAAAAGGACTTGACCAGAAGAGGATATAAAACCGCAAAGAACACAAGAAGTCCTCATTTAGAGGGATTTGCTGCAGATATTGCAATTTCAGACAGTGTGAAGAGAGCCTTATTTGTTGGATATGCGTTAGAATTGACTCATGAATGGCAACTTCCTTTTAGGGTTGGAATCGCTGGTAGTGGAAAGGGCAATTTCTGTCATATAGATATAGCTCCAAAATCAAATCCAAGAATCTGGATTTACTGAAAACAGTCAAGAGATAAGACTGTAATTTTATCTCACTAATATAAAAATAAATAAAATGAAAAAAGTTTTTTTTACAATAGCTTTAACTTGTGCAACTTTAATTAGTTCTGCACAATTTACAATAATTTCTCAAGTTCAATCTCCAAATGATGGAGATAGTTGGGAAATCTCCAATTTTACTCAAAATATGGGAGTTGGATATTCTTTAAACAACAAGACAATGATTGGAGCTGTTAAAAATGGTGATGATTATGATGTTTTTGCAAGACATAATTTAGGTTTTGGATTCTTATGTTTAGAAGCTCCAACTGAAGATATGACTGAAAACATGAATGTTGGTTGGGGAATGTATATCAACCTATTTAAAGGTATTGCAGCAACTCCAATGTATATGATTCCATTAAAAGAAGATGATGGAGGAAGAGAGGGGAGTTTCTCAATAGGGTTATCATATAGTTTATAATAATAATTTAAAAAAATAAAATAAAATGAAAAATGCATTAATGACAATATTAAAATCAAAACGATTCTTAATGGCTGTAAGTGGCCTCATAATTCCCGTAATCATGAAGTCATTTTCTTTGGACGCTGAGTTAGCAGACCGCGTTTGGCAAACGGCTTTAATTTTAATTCTTGGACAATCCGCATCTGACTGGGGAAAAAATAAAAAGTAGTATATTTTGAGAAGCAAATATTTACAGTATAAGGATGAAATATTAGAGCTTTTTGACAATGGACAAAATTATATTGAAATATCCAGCTACCTTATAGAAACATATCGGCTGGATGTTTCAATTGATTATCTCAGAAAACAAATAAAAGAAGTAGTACATTATCTAATTGCAGATAAAGATATTATTGAATATAATATTAGACTTGCAAAACAAAAACAAAAATTTCAGGATTTAAACAGAATAGAACGCAAAGCGTTTAGAGAGGATTCAAGACAAGAAAACGCTCTGGTAGAGTACAACACCGAAATCATCAAACTATTAAAGAGAGAGTCTTTAAATACTAAATTAAGTAAAAAGAAACACGATTCCGAAGCTGCAATAGTTGTTCAAATTGCAGATACTCATTTTAACGAATTAGTAGAGCTTGAAAGTAATAAATATGATTTTGATGTTGCCTCAAAAAGACTTCAAAAATACGCTTATAAAGTCAAGGAATATGTTAAATTCCATAAAGCAAATAAAGTATTAATTGCAATAACTGGAGATTTAATAAATTCAGATAGAAGATTAGATGAGAAACTTGCAATGGCAACCAATAGAGCAAAAGCAACCTTTTTAGGAGTTCATTTATTAAAACATTTTATATTGGATATAAACGAAATTGCAGAAGTTCAGGTTTGTTGTGTTACTGGAAATGAATCAAGAGTTAATTTTGAGCTGGGATTCGTAGATATGGTAGCATCGGACAACTACGATTTCAGCATATTTGAAATGTTGAGGTTACTACTTCCAGATATTAATTTCTTGAGAGGAGATGCTCTTGAATTGGTTGTTGAGATTAATGGAAAAAATATGTTGGTAATACACGGCCATCAATTAGGAAGAATGGATTCAAATCAAGTTGGAAAAGTAATATCTAAATACAGTGCAAAAGGAGTTATAATTGATTTTATTATATGTGGGCACCTACACGAAACTATGATTCGGGATAATATTGCAAGGAGTGCTTCATTGGTTGGATCTAACGCTTATTCTGAAAATGCTTTAAATTTAGCAGGAACATCCGCTCAGAATATCTATTGTTTTACAGATGATGGGAGGCACGATATAAGGATTGATTTACAGGAAACAAATGGATGGGATGGATATGATATAAAAGAAGAGTTATTTGCTTATAATGCAAAGAGTGCACAAAAAACTCATAAAAAAGAAACAATATTCAAAATAATTATATAATATTGTACCGAGTTTTCATAAGACTTGTTTTAGTTATTTAGTTGAGAAGGGGTTGAATTTTAAAGGGGTTCAGCTCCTTTTTTTATAGTTTACGTCAAGATTAACGAAAAATCAACGAAATGTTAGTAACTAAAACACACAAAAAACCAAAAAACTTTGATTTGCTAGGTTAAAAATAAATGTAAAAAAGTTTGTAGATGTTAAAAACTTACTTATATTTGTACCAAGTTTAACAAATAAAACTAAAAAAATGAAAACATTACACAACATCTGGGACTTAGATCAACTAACAAACAACACTCTTGTAGAAATATCTTTTGAATTAGATAAGTTATACTACGGACAATATGAAGTTAATTACAGATCTTACAATAAATCATCATTAGTAGATAATATCTATAATGAGTTGTTAGAGGAAGGTAAGTCTGATATGACTGATATGATTGACTACTTAATAGAATTAGTAAAAGATGATAAAATAACATTACCAAACCACTAAATTAATCAGGGGGTATAAAAGCCCTCGTTTTAAAACTAAAAAAATGTATAAAATAACTCACAAGAAAACAGGATTCATTTATTACTTTAATTCTAAAGAAACAGCAAATTTTGTTAATGCTAATGGATCAACTAATTACAAAGTTGAAGAAATCAGAACTCTAAACAAAAAGGAAATCTTTTATGGATTTTTAACTTTAACTTTAATGGCAGTTCTTACAGCTTCTTTTATTTATTATGCAACCAATTAAAATGGAAGAAAAATTACAAAGAGCAAGATTTGCGTTAATGACAATGTTTGAAGTGTTTGAAGAGGATATAGTTGAAATGAAGAGTAGAAAACAACCAATAGTGCATGCAAGAATGTTTTATAATTATTACTTATGGAAAAAACATAAAGTGCCTCATGTTCATATAAAAAAACATATTAAGGGAATGCATCATGCAACCAGTATCTACTTAAAAAATAAATTAGAACATGAAATGAAACAATATGATTCTGTTTCAATGCAGTGGATAACATTTTTATTTTTTACAGATTACAAAGTTTGGAAACAAAAAAGAAAATATAAATAAATTTAAAAATAAAAACTATGAAAGGAATTTTAGCAACAGGAAACACCGAAACAAAAAGAGAAATCGTACCAAGTGGAACTCACATTGCAAGATGCTACTCAATGATTCATATTGGAACAGTTGAATGGGAATGGCAGGGAGAAACAAAATATTCTAACAAAATACGAGTTACTTTTGAACTTCCTCATGAAATGAGAGAGTTTTCAGGAGAACAAAAACCAATGGTTATTTCAAAAGAATATACTTTATCATTGCATGAAAAATCTAATTTAAGAAGAGATTTGGAGGGATGGAGAGGAAAGTCTTTTAATAATAAAGAGTTGGCTCATTTTGATATAACAAACTTAATTAGCAAAGAATGTAATATTTCTGTTATTCATAAGACTTCAAAAAGTGGAAATGAATTTGCTCAGATAGGAAGTATCTCAGGAATATCAAAGGGAACTAAATGTCCAGAACAATTCAATGATTCGTTCATATTTAATTATGAAGATAACTTTAATGAAGAATGGTTAGAACTACAGCCAGAATGGATTAAAGATCAGATTAAAAATACTGATGAATATAAGAATAAAATGAATCAAAAGAAGTTCCAAGACACTCCAACTGATGATATGCCGTTCTAATGAAACAATTAAGGAATGTTTTAGACTGCCATTACTGAGCGCAGGTATCATTCCTTTTTTGTTTCTTTTTAATAAATTAAAATTATGCTAAAAGGATTTGAAAAACTAACGGATGAACTAACGGATGATGAACTTAAAAAAGTTCCATCAATTGTCAAAGGTATTGGAAAACGTATTGGAAAAGAAAATGCAGTTACTTCCAAAATTATTTGCGACAAAATGAATTTGATTGGAGTTAGATTAA